ATGCACCTGGTCGCCGCCGTCGCACATGAAGGCCATGCTGCCCTCCTTGAGCGTGAGGGCCTGGCCCCCGACGCGGGACTTCTTGGGGCCGCCCATGTGCGTGCGGGATATGTCTGCGGGCATGACCGTGACGCTGGCCAGGACCACCTCGTCTGGCAGGAAGTCGTCCCCGCGCCACGGCCTGTCGGCGTCCGAGGCGGCGACTGTCGGCCGCAGCAGCCTGCAGCCGTGCGTGCCGAAGCGCTCCATCAGCGACGCCGCCGTGGCTGCGAGGCCTGAGTAGTCGAACCCCGCCACGTGCTATGCCCTCCCGGTCGGCGCGGAGATGATGCCATACGTGCGGGGGTTCTCCACGAAGCCCGAGGCCTTCAGGATGCCGTCTGGCTTGGGGTACGCTGGCCACTGGTAGGTCCCGAACGCGGAGTACTCCTTGCGCTCGCGGATGGGGCCAGCCTCGATCTCATGGGCCTTCAGGACCTGGCCCGTCTCGTCCTGCGTCGGGTCGGGCACGAGGGTGAGGCCGCCGCGAAGCCAGCGGATCGCGTACTCGTACGTGGCGTTCACCACCTGCCAGGGGATGCCCTGCACGATGTCTCCGCGCGCGTTGTACAGGTCATTGCGGGGGAACTCGGTCGTCTGCTCCGCGACAGTGCGCCAGCCGATGTACGCGAACCGCATGTCCACGTAGGTGGTCGCCTCGATGACGGCCGCGGTTATCTGCGGGTCAGTGAAGGCCGCGTAGTCGTTGAGCCGGTCGTCGTGGTAGGCCTTGAAGCCAGCCACGTCGCCGTAGGAGTTGGCCCCGTCCGTTACCGGGTACGTCTGTGGGATAAGCGGCATGGACGGGGCTCCTCAGCTTTAGATGTTCGCGGCGGCCTTGGCCGCGGCCCGGTTGTAGTTCGGGGCCGCCGTCTCAGCCTGCTGGCGCGTGACCTTCTCGCCGGCGAGGTCGCCCACTGCCTCGAGCTTCGGGAGTCCCGTCTCGGTCCAGTGCTCGTCGTTCTCGTGGTTGAGCGAGTCGATTGCCTCCTTCACGGTGGGGTTCGGCTCGTCCTCGTCCTCGTCGTCGGTCGCCGCGCTCGGCTCCTCCGCGATGCCACTCTCCTGCTCGCGAGCGTACCGCTCGTTCGCCTCCTTGAGGGCCGCGGAGCCTGCGGGGAAGGCGTAGAAGTTCCGCTCGAGGTAGATCGCGAGGTACTCCTCGTGGGTCTTGTCGTTCCCCTCGTAGAAGAACTTGCCTTTGACGAACTCGAACTCGCCGAGCTTCACCGTCTTGCCGGCGCGCACGCCTGCCAATTCGAAGTGGATAGCCAAGATGCCTGCTCCTTCTGTGGATGTGGCCCCTTTGGGCCTCAGGCTACCTGCACCGTCCATGGGCGCGGCGTAGCCCTCATAAAGCAAAGAGCCCCGGTCGATCGCTCGACCGGGGCTCTTCTAGGGGCCGGTGCCGAAGGAGGGACGGCCATGGGTTGGCCAGCACCGTCCCCCGACGAGGCTTAGTTGGTGATGCCCGTGAGCATCGCCATGCCGTTGAGGTTGAACAGGGCGAAGCCGACGTACCACTTGACGCGGTAGATCTTCTCATCGCGGGTCTGATGGACCCCGACGTAGTCGACCTGGACGCCCGCGGCATTGGCGGCGGTCAGGCCGGCGATGCCGTGCTTGCGGGAGCCGTCGTCGAAGGTGCCGGCGATCACGCTGGTGCAGGTGACCGTCGCGCCGCGGGTCTGGTTGATCGGCATCCAGTCGTTGCGGAAGATCGGGACGCCGGAGTAGGCGTTGACCTTGGTGCCAGACGGCAGCTCGTACATGTCGTCGACGCTGTTGCCGCCGAGGCCGCGGAGCAGGGCCTTGTAGGAGCGGACGGTGCGCGAGTTCATGACGATGTAGTCGACCTGGCCGTCCTTGTCGGTGACCGTGTCGATCAGCTGGTCGAGCGCGCCGAACCCGAGGGCGTCGCCGTTCGCGCCGGTCGACGCGATCGTGCGGCCAGCGTCGCAGAGCACGAGCATGCCCGGGAACTGTGTGCCCGAGCCGGTGCCGTTCAGCATCATGCTCTGATACTGGCGGCCTGCGCTCTTCGCCTTCGACGCGACCTGCACCGCGGTCTGGTCGTTCAGGCCGGAGCGGGTCGCCTCGATGAGGCCGTTGACCTCGGCGTCGCCGATGATCGTGGTGAGCGTGCTGTTCGCCTGCGTGACGGTCGCCGCGTTCTTGGCTGTGATCGTGTCGCCCACGGTCGCAGTCTGGACGTCGCCGAGGACGTTCTCGCGGTTGTATGCAAGCGAGTTGCCCTCGATCCCGTCGAACGGGACGAGCTGGAAAAATTGGTTGACATCGATGATCGTGTCGATGACGCCGGAGATGAGCTCGTCCTGACAGAGCTTCGCCGACTCCACTAGGGTGATGGAGACCATTTTGGTCGCTTCCTTCCTTGGGTGCTGTGATGCGGGGGTATGGCCACGTCCGCATCTCGCTTGCCGGGGCCGAGCTGCAGGCGGGTCGCGTCTCGCGGGTCCGCCCGATGGCAATCCCTATGGCGTGGGGCTCCGCACAAGTGTACCAGCGCTCACGCACGAAGAAGCCCGCCAGTTGTCCAACTGGCGGGCTCCTGTCTGCCGCGCGTCCGGGGAAGAGGCCCGCTCAGGCGCGCTGCAGGTTGTTCAGGCCGCTGGCGATCTTGCTGACGCCCGTCTTCTCGCCCTGGTTGTTCCTGTCGACCGCCTGACGGATCGCCCCGCGGTTCGGGGTGGCGTTGGGCCGACCGCCGCCCGGGTTCTGGTCGGACTCGAATGCTCCCGCGAAGGACTTGTTGCCCTTGAGCTCGCCGACGAGGTCGGTGACGCCCATGAACCCGCCCTTGCCGTCACCGCGGTACGCGCCCTCGGCGTCGACCACGCGGACGACGTACTTGCCGGTCGTCTCGTCCTTGACCACCTTCGTGGACCGCTCGATGTGGGGCATGAGGAAGAGCTCGTTGCCCTTGTGCTCCGCGAGCGCGCCGCGCGCTGTGTTCTGCACAAGGTGCTCGAAGAGGGTGCCCTCCATGTCCGTGAGCTGGGTCTTATAGCCCTGCTCCTTCGTGGTGAAGGTGTCCTCGATCTCCTTCCTGATCTTGGCGGGGTCGACCTTGGCGCGCTCGGCGACCGTGTTGGTGAGCTCGTCGAACTTGGCCTTGGCCGCGTCCACGTCGGGGAAGCCCAGGGCCTCGAGGACCGATGCCGCGGTGGGCTGGCCCTTCAGGACCTTGCCTGCGTCGCGCTCCTTCTTGAGGGCCCCGCTCAGGCCGTCGAGCGCGCTGGTCAGGCCCGCGAACTGCGGGTTGACCTCGAACTTGCCTTCCTTCTCGACGTAGGCGGCGCGGAACGACTCGGGCACCACGTTGATGTCCTCGACGACCGGGTTCTGTGCGAAACTAAACTCCATCTGTCCTCCTTCGGGCGTCTCGCCCCAACTGAGGTGCCTCGGCGTCGCGCCTTGGCTGGCCTCAGCGCGGACTCCTTAGTGCTTGTGATGCGGGATGGGCGCCATCAATGCCCCGCTCTTCCGGTGCGCCTCGGAGGGCTCCGCCCTGCCGAGCGTCCATCGGAGGTCACCGAGGAACCTCGAGCTTGGTCAGCGCGTCCCTGAGTAGCCTCTTGGCCTCCTCCCTGTCGATCACGACGGCCGCCTTGGGCCCCTCGTGCAGGTATGGCACCGCGTCGTCCGCGGGGAGGGCCGGCTCGCGGATGTAGAAGCTCACGCCGCCCGCCACCTCGTTGATCGAGATGAACGGCGGGAACCCTGGGCCCGTCGGCGCCGTGTAGGCCGCGAGGCCCCTCATGACGTGGGGTTCTTGGGCGGGCTGGCCGCGTCCTGCGGGGGCTGCTGGAACAGCACGCCGCCCACGGGCACGCCCTCGGGGAGCTCCGCCTGGATGATCCCCTTGTCGGCCTCCGCGTCGTAGTTGGAGCGGAACAGGTTCCTCGCCAGCATCTCCTCGACCCACGCCTCGCGGCTCATGTCCCCGCGTGCGCGGGCTCGGTCGAAGGTCTGCAGCTCTGTGGGGTCACGCTCCTCGAGGTCGGGCTTGAGCTCGAAGAGGACCTCGCCCAGCTCGAGGTCGACCGGGGCCCTCAGCCACATGGCCGTGTAGCGCAGGGCCTGCGCCAGCACCTCGGCGAACTGGCGCACCCACGTCTGCAGGAGGCTCTGCGCCTCGCTGCTGTCGAGCGCGCGGCCCGTCGCCGACGCGCGGCCAGGCTGCTGCTTGAGGAACTCGGCGCCGTACGAGGCCATGCGCTGCTCGAGGTCCTGCATGTCCGTCCGGCCGGCGGTGATCGCCGCGCCCGTGTGCTCCACGTAGTAGAAGCGGCCCTCCGGGTTCGCCATGGACAGCCACTGCTTGGGGCCGACGACGAGGGGCTTCTCGCCGGCCGCCTGGTCGATCTCCGGGGCCCCGGACGCCGCTAGCATGGCGAACCGCGAGGTCGTCAGGATGGACCGCTGGTCGGAGCCGGACTGGAAGTGCGCGATGTTGAGGTGAACGAGATCCTCGAGCGGGGGCTTGTCCCCGTCGATGCGGAAGCGCACGATCGGTATCTCCGACAGCCCCGTGAGGCCGGCATCCTCGAGCACCCACTTAGGCTTCTGGTTCTTCCGGGTCTGCACCCTGCGGTACAGCTCCCAGCTGCCGGGGCGGAGGACGCGGATGCGCTGGACAAGCTCCTCGCCGAACGGGCCACTGGGCTCCATGGAGTTCTCGGCGATGCGGACCTGCTCCCAGATGAAGCGCCCGCCGAGCGGGGTGCCCATCGCGAAGATCACGTCCTCGGGGCAGATGACCCGCCAGATGGGCCGGATGCCGTCCCTGCGGTCATCTGCCAGCGTGCGCGCCGTCCCGTCGGGCTTGGCAGCCCCGGGAGTCATGTCGACGTAGAGCCACGCCCACTGCTTGGCGAGCGCCTCGCGGAACCACTCCTGCGAGACGTCCACCATGGTGTGCTGCGCGCCGTCGCAGTCGGCCTCGAGGGCCGCGAGCACGTCGGGCAGCTTGTCGAACTTGGGCGGGTCCTTGTACGCCTTACCCACCAGCGTCTCGAGCGTGCGGGACGTCCAGTTGTCGAGGACGCTCGCGCTGAGCCGCTCCTCGTAGGCCATGTTGGTCTCATACTGGTGCTGGCAGAGGTACGTCCTGCCGGCCGCGCGCATCGCGTCCGTCCCCTCGAGGACGGTCTGGATGCGCGTCCACTTGGGGAGCATGTAGCCGTACTCCCCGTTCGGGGTGTCGATGCCCGACGGGTCGGCCTGCCGCCTGTCCTGCATCCACTTGTCGTAGGGGACCCCAGGGTGGATGGGCCCGTCGGAGTCCTGGTTGGGTATGGCGACGCCCATCTAGGCTGCTCTCCAATGCGGGGGTGTGGGTCGGCCCGGACGGTGCCGCGCGCTTCCCCCCACGACAGCCGTCGTTCCCTACATGTTGCCCTGCTTGACCCCGCTGAGCGCCGCCCTCACCCTGTACCTCGTCTCGTCGGCAATGTGGTCCTCAGCGTCTGTGTCCACGTCGTCGGGGTCCTTGTCGTCGCGGGGCAGCGTGGGCACCGTCTCCAGGAAGTGACCGCACGTGCGGAACACGAACAGCCCCGCCTGATCCCTCACCCAGGAGTGCGGCTTGACCGTGCCAGGCTCGATGTTCGGGCGCTCCCAGGGCGGGATGACTGACAGCAGGCGCTTACGCATCTGCTCCCAGCCGTGCTTCCTCGACCCGGGGGACTTGTCCGCCTTCTCCCAGAGGACCTTGGCCTTGGCGAAGTCGGAGTATATGGACGGCCCGTTCTCCTCGGTCCAGATGGAGGAGTCGGCGGGTCCAGCGCGCGGCTTCAGCCTGATGAGGCCGCGGCTCAGCATGGCCGCCTCCCTGTCGCTGATGCCCTGCGCGATCTCAGGCGCGAGCATGTGGAGCCCGACGTTGGACTCACGGTGGCTGCAGCCGTACCACTCGTGGACGCGGAACAGGTCGCCGCGTACGGTGCGCAGCTTGGTGCCGTCCCGCAGGACCGCGTCCGTCCCGTCGGACTGGGCCCACCAACCCACGCTGAACGGGCGCGAGGAGCCCCAGTCGAAGGCCCTGTCGACGCGCCAGGTGGCAGGCACGTCGAACGGGTCGACCACGTGGCGGGTGTGGTCCCACACGTCGTCGAACATGCCGCCGGCCACGATGTCCCACCGGCCGTACAGCCACGCGGCGAGCTCGGCCTTATTGCGGGCGGAAGCGCGCAGCCTGGAGATGTACTCCGGGTCGGCCTGCATGAGTATCTGGTTCTCTGCGATCGACCCGTGGATCGCGACGCGCAGCGGCTCGGGGTTGCCGTCCTGGTCCACCGCGTCGCGGATAACGATGCCGCGCATGAACGGGAGGCGGAAGCGGCGCTTCACCCAGTTGTGGCCGGAGCCGTACGGGTTGCACGTGGCCCTCACGCGCTTCGGCACGAGCGGGTTCGTCGACCGGCAGCAGGAGAACATCTTGCGGTATATGCCGTCGTCGGCCCAGTTCGTGAGCTCCTCCCACCCTATCCAAGGGTAGGCGTGGCCGTGGTAGTTCCAGTAGTCGTCGACGGTCTTCGCGTGCCGGAGGAGCAGCTGCTCCCCGTCCGGGAAGTACCAGGTGAACTCCTGCTTGTTGAACGTCGCGCCGGGGAAGATGGCCTTGAACCACTTCTGGGTCTTGGCGACGACGTCGCCGAGCTCCTTGTAGGTCCGGCGGAAGAGGATGCCGCGCCAGTCGGGCCCCAGGCCAGTGCCCACCTCACGGAGGAAGTCCATGAGCAGGGCGTCGGTCTTGCCGGGACCGCGGGTGCCCTCGTACAGGCACTCGAAGATGGGGCACGTGAGGAACAGCACCTGGGAGCCCGGCTGGGGCTCCCAAATCTTTACCACGTCGGAGGGGAGCCGGAGTCCCATGCAGGGCTGCTTATGAGGGGGTGGCCACCCTCACGCGCACCACTATCTCGTGGATGCGGGGCGGCACGCTGTCCGTGGTGATCTCGCACTTTACCAGCGTGTCCTCGTCGGCCGCGCCTCCCGTGAGCCAAAACACCTGCTGCGTCGGCTCGGGCAGGCCCTCGTTCGTCACGGAGACACTGCCCCTGACGACGACCGCGGTGTGCGCCACGATGCTCTCGCCTGCGGCGAGGCGCAGGGACCAGTCCACCGAGTAGTCGAGCACCTCGTCGGGGAACTTGGCCTTCATGGTGATAAAGTCAGCCATTGGCCGCACGTGTCCTGCTTTCGACGGGCACGGATGCCGTCCTTTCGCTCGCGCTGACCTGGATCGCCCTGTCGGACGCCTCGGCCGACGCGGACCTGTCGTAGGAGGACGCCGCGCCCCTGCGCCCCGCCGGCGGCAGGGCCATGAGCCGCGTGGCGGCTAGCGCGAGGGAGGACCCCGTCGCCGTACCCGTGGCCGCGAAAACCTGCGTGCCCTCCGCCGAGCCGTCGCTGACCCCCGCCGCGGA